AACGTCATTTACTCGGGCACCTATGTGCAGGGCGGGACCGCCGTGCCTTACGTTCCTCCGGGCTCGGTGCTCATCGGCAGTTCAGACGTAAAGAACCGTATCGTTTACGCCTGGGTCACTCAGATCGAGGAGACCGACAGCGCGTTTCACACCTATCTTCTGGACCGGGTCCCGAAGAGCGAGTGCAACGTGAACAAGAACTTCTACATGTACACGCTTTCCTCGCGGCCAGTGCCGGTTCCTACTGACCTGCTGTGCTGGACAGTGCTTACCGGAGCAGTTTGATGGGTAACAAGGTCCAATTGAAGGTCAACATGATCATCGGGGGAACCCATTATCCATTCGGCAGCGTGCTGGAGGAGGATTTTATTCCCTTGAGGAACCGCAGGCCGGAATATCTCGGAGAGCCTGTGCAGCCCGGACCCGTGCCGGATATCGAAGGCTACGATCTCCTGGAGGCCGAGCTGAACGCCGCCGACTACGAAGAGGAGGTCGCCCCGGCCCTAACCAAGGCTGAACGGCGGGCGGTGCGCCGGAGCGCTGAATCGTGAGCCTTAAGGAACAGTTCAGGCCGGATCTCGATGCGGTTTTCACCAACCCGGAGGAGTTCGGCGAGGTCCATACCGATCCCGTGACCGGCGAGACCGTTCCAGGCCGGCGCTTCGCGATCATCGAGAACGGGGTCGAGAGGGAGTTTGTGGCCGCCTGCGTCTGGGATAAGTCCGAGGTTCAGAAGCGTCTGATCGTTCAGCAGCAGGGGGTCTACTGGGGCGATGTCATGCTGTACATCGCCAAGGATTACTTCCGGGTGATTCCCAAGCCCGAGGAGGTCATTTACACCTGGGAGGACGCATTTAACTCATCGGGCGACCCAGCGGTATCCCCGATGTTCATCCCCAAGAAAGCCTACCGGATTGTTCAGGTCGTGGAGGCCGAGCAATGCTATGAAATCGCCCTGGATAAATTGATCGCCTAGTAAAATCACATGCCGATAGTCATGGGTATTGTGCCGGTCGGTTTTAAGCAAGCCGAGAAGGCCCTGGCAGGCATCCAGAATGGTTACCCGAAAGCCATGACGGATGCGATCAACCGTGCGCTCGTGGCGGGCCGCACGGCGGCAGCCAAGGCGATCACCGCTCACTACGCGATCAAGAGTTCGGCGCTGAAGGAGGCCGGGATAGAGCTGAAGAAAGCCTCGTGGGCGAAACAGGAAGGGGGACTGGTGATCAAGGGCCATATGCTGAACGTAGGCCGGTTTACGCCTTCTATCCGTATGAGCTTCGGGCATCAGCACGTTTCGGTGACGATCATCAAGGGCCAGAAAAAACTCATCCGGGGGGCTTTTAATACCCCAAAGGGGGTCGTCATACGGACTGGGCAGAGCCGGAGGCCGATCACCGGGGTGGTCACCATCGGGGCCAGCCATATGGCCGGTGAACGGCACATCTCGGAGGAGATCCAGCGGACCATAGGCAAAGCGGTTACCACCCGGCTGCATCACAACGTGGAATATGCACTCGGCAATCTGGAAAAGGAGAGTGCGGGTGTACGCCAGAAGGCCAAGCAGAAATTCAAGGAAAAGGAGGTTGGCCACAGTCAATGACCATCTTTGAACTCCAGGACGCCATGGTTGAGTTCTGCGCGCAGAACACCAATGATTTACTCTACCGGAGCAACGAGCAGACCGATGAAATGGTCCCGCCCACCGTCTGGGGCGGGTTCATCCCGCGCAACGAGGTCGGGGCGGTCCTCCCCGGAGAGATCACCACTTACCCGGCAATCATCGTACAATCCAAGCAGGGGACCCAGACCGACGAGGATTCCGATCTGGTCGAGGTCGATGTCCTTATCGGGGTCTTTGACGACAACAAGGATCAGCAGGGGTTTAAGGATGTTATTAACCTGGTGCAGCGCCTGAAAGACCGGGTCAATGAGGTCAGCATCATCCGGGAACGGTTTCCGAGGCGGCTGCCGATTAAGTGGCAGGTCAACCGCTATGTCGGCGGGACCAGCACCAATTACTACCCCTACTTTTTCGGCGAGATGTCCTTCATGTTCGAGCTGCCCGTGATGGTCAGCCAGTACGATATGGATGTCCTGACCGGCGAAACTACGCCGGGTCGCTATAACGAATTTCCGATTCCCTCACCGCACGCCGAACCCTTATGAGCAGCTGGATGTATATCGGGCCGGATATCCCGCCTCTTGGGCTGAAGCGTAACACCCTTTACCGGGACACGCCTGATCCTCCACCGATGATGCAGGAGCATATTGCCAAGACCCCGATCCTCGGCGCGCTTTACATCCCGACCGGCATGCTGGCCCAGGCCCGCTGGAATCTCTTTAAGGATCGCAACAGCCTGGAGCATCTGGCTTTCGAAATTTTAGCAGAAATAGGAAGGAAAATCCCAAGATAGAAAGAAAGCAAAGCCTATGGCAGTTTCAACCTACAAACACGGCGTAACGTGGCGTGATGTCCCGACTTCCATTGTTGCCCCGATCACCGCTGACAGCGGAATTCCGGTAGCTACCGATCTGGCCCCGGTGCATATGGCCAGTTCGCCCGCACCCATCAATGTACCGCGCATTTACTACACCTTTGAGGAGGCCGTGGCCGAGATGGGCTTCAGCTACGATTTCAAGAAATACGGCCTCTGCATGGTGATGTACGATTACTTCGTGCTCTTCAACGTCGGCCCGATCATCCTCATCAATGTCAACAACCCTGAGGATCATCTTGGTGCGCCGATAGTCGATGAGCCGCAGACCTTCGTCACCAATTCAATTACCCTGGTCCCTGACGATATTCTGGAATCCTCGGTCATCGTCAAGGATTCGGCTGGGGCGATTACCTTTGTCGCGGATAAAGACTACGTGCTGAGCTACGATATGGAGGGAAAGCTGATTATTACCAAGATCCCCTCGTCGCTGGGCGGCACCATCGGTGACGGACCTTCCATCGATGTGCTAGTGAGCTACACTACAGTGGATTTATCGGGCTTCACCAAGGATGACATCATCGGGGGAGTGGACCCGGTCACCGGCAAGGGTACCGGGCTGGAGGCGGTCGAGGATGTGTTCCCGGCCCTATCGATCATTCCCGGAATCCTGCTGGCTCCCAACTGGTCCTACCTCCCCGAGGTCGCCGCCGTGCTGGCCTCCAAGGCCGATAATATCAACGGCTGTTTCCGGTGCACCAGTTACGTGGATATCGATTCAACGAAGGTGATCAAGGCGCAGGATGTTTACGCCTGGAAGAACACCAATAACTACGTCGATCACCGGCTGATCGACCTCTGGCCCAGGGTCGCTATTGATGAGCGGCAGAGCTGGCTGTCCGTCGAGGCGGCAGCCCTGACCGAGTGGGTCGATCAGGCCAATGACGATATCCCGGTGGAATCCCCGTCCAACAAGAACCTGAAGATGAACCGGACGGTCGTCGGGGAGTGGGATACGCCGATTGACGTCTTTTTCGGCAAGGGCAGTGCGGACATGCTCAACGGGCAGGGCATTGTAACCGCCATTAACTGGATTGGCGGCTGGAAACTGTGGGGCAATAACACCTCGATCTATCCATCGCAGAGCGACCCGAAGGACCGCTGGATTCCGGTGCGGCGGACGACCGACTGGCTGGGTAACACGGTCGTGTTGACCATCTACCAGTTTGTGGATAAGCCTGGGAACCGGAGGCTGATCGATGCGGTCATCGATTCACTGAATATCTGGCTTAATTCACTGGTCAACAGCGGAGTATCGCTGGGGGCCAGGGTCGAGTTCCGGCAGGACGAGAACAGCGATGCCGACCTGCTTAACGGCCATTACAAATTCCACATCTATGAGGCATTCCCGACGCCCGCCGAATGGATCGAGTTCCTATTGGAATTCGATATCACTTACCTGCAGACACTCTTTATGCCTGCCGGGTCGCAGACCCCGTAAACTGCTAGGAGGAGCTTCTTATGATTCCGAACCAAGTAAACAACTACTCGATCTGGTTCAATGGCAACCGGTTCATCGGCATGGCGGATGTCACTTTGCCGAATCTGGCCAACATGACCGACGAGCTTAAGGGCGCGGGCCTGGGAGGGACCATCACCTTCCCGGTCGCAGCTCATTACAATGACTGGGCATTGACCATGAACTTCCACACCATTACGAAGGAAGGCTGTCAGTTGATGCGCCAGGATGGACTGAAAATCGAGGCGCGGGCGGGCATGCAATACCTCGATCCGGGACCGCACAAGCTCTATATCGGAGCGTGGCGTTTCGTGATGGCGATTCTCCCGCGCGGATTCGATCTGGGCAAACTGGAGGTCGGCACCAAACAGCCTAACGCCATCGAGGTCGGGGTAACCTATATCAAGGCGCTGCTGGACGGTGAAACAATTTTCGAGAAGGACAAGATCAACCTTAAAGACTGGGTCTTGGGAACCGACTACGCTGCCCCGATCAGGAGCGCACTCGGGATTTAGAAAAACACTGTGATTATCAAACTGACTGAATCGACTCAGATCAACGGGTCGGAATATACGGAGCTGGATCTGGCCATCGAGAAGCTCAAGGGCAAGGAGCTGATCGAGCTGGATTCCGGCTTTAAGAAATACAACCGGGGTGAATACATCCCGGTTCCCTACCTGGACCTGCGGTTTCAGGTTTTTGTCGCGGGCCGGGTGACCGGCATTAACCCGGAGGACCTGGGCGAATTGCTGGCTCCAGACCTTATCGAGGTCTGCACGGCGGTGCAGAATTTTTTATTAAAATCGGGGCCGCCTCAGACGACTACAGTCCGGGTACCGCCGTCGCCCGCATTGCCCTCGTGATGGCGAAGACCTTCAGCACGCCGGTTGCGGACTGGCTCGACATGGAGCTGGACAGGCTTTTCTTTTGGGTCTTCATCGCCGATCAGATGCACGAGGAGGAGGCGGCCAGGGCGAACGTGCAAAAGCTGGGTCCGGGATTATGATTGGAGTTTTAATTTCGCTGCTGATTGTCGGATTAATCCTTTACCTGATCTGGTATGTCTGCGGCCTGTTCATCAAGGGGCAGCCGCAGCAGATCATCGGCATTATTCTGGGTCTGATCTTTCTCCTCTATGCGCTCAACCAGTTGGGCTTGCTGGGTATTCATCCCGTGAAATAAATGGCCTTCAGTTTCGATACCGTCTTCAAGATCGGCGCGGTCTTTACCGGGGCTGCCGCCATGAATCAGGCGCAGGCCGCCGTCACCAAACTGGAGCAGAAGGGCCTGCTGGCGGGGATGAACCTGAAGAAGATGGCGCTGGGCCTGGGCGGGCTGGCTGCCGGGTACCTGACCGTCAGCAAGCTGACCGGGTTTCTTAACCAGTCCATTGACGCTGCCCGCAGGGCCAAGGCCTCCTATCAGGGCATCAGTGATGCGCTCTCTTCGCTCCCGATCTATCAAAAGGAGGGAGCCGAGGCCATCAAGACTCAGACCAAGCTGCTCGATAACCTCGCTAAGAACCTGGAAAAGACGGGCGTCGTGGCCAGTGAATCCCTCGGGGCCGGTATCGCTCAGCTTTCCAAACTGGGCTTCAGCACGGTCAAGCTCTACCAGATGGGCGATGCCTATCAGGACATGATCGTGCGGGTTAACGGGGTTAAGGCCTCGGCGGAACAGGCAGCCGCCACCGCCGATAAATTCGGTCAGGCGATCAAGCAGGGAGGCGAGACCGGATTCCAGGCCCTGAAAGAGCTGGGCATCCTGACCGACGAAAACCGGCAGAGGTTCGATAATGCCAAGGACGCCGATGCCCGGTTCAACGTCGCGCTGGGAGAGATGAACAGGCATATCGGGGCGACCTCCGAGGCGATGAAGTCGCAGGAGGGGATCAGCCAGCGGTTCTCGAATGCCTGGAAGAACATCCAGGTAGCCATGGGTACGCCGTTTATGCAGGTACAGGACAAGGTTGCCGATGCCATGAACAAGGTCCGGGAAAAGATCCTCGGCAATACCGACCGGATCGTGACCGCGATCACGCCGACTATCAATAAGCTGACGGACAAATTCAGCGAA